GACAAAAAGCTTGGGCAATAGCAATGTTCCATGCATGGTTATCTAAAGGAGTTAATGTCGAAATTGCTAAAATAATTGTCGCTCAAGAAGCACTAGAATGTGGATGGGGCCAATCACAAGTTGCAACTCATAATTATGGTGGATTTAAGCCAGGAGGAAATTATAAAGCTTTTGATAGTATTGAAGATTTTGTTGATTATGGAGTAAAAAATGTTTATGAAAAGAATTTTCCAGAAGCACTTCAAAAAACAAATTGGAGAGATTATTTCAATGTAATACAAAATATTGGTGGTAAAAACCCTAAAGGTCTTACATATTGTCCTGCTCCACAATGTGTTGGTGATAAATACACAGTAAGTATTATGGGTAAAGATGGTAACGGTGGAACATATAAAAGAGTATGTAAATATTTAGAAGGAGTTTCCACAACACCAACTAAATCTGCTACGGAAGAGATTACTGATAAGAAAGAGGATATTAACACAGCATTCTTTAATGCAATTGATAGGTCAGCACAAGATACTCCGTCCATATCAACTAAATTGCATAAGATTGAAGTTGATGAACTTGGGTATTTGAAGATAAATCAAGAAAATAGAAAAACTGATAAATTGGCTATTGTGTTTGATATGATTCTTAACAGTGAGTATTATAATTACGTACAAGAACTAGGTTGGATATATCCTAATGGTGGTATGCAAACGAGTATAAACCCAGATGTAATATATTGTAAGTTGACACAGAAACCTGATAACAATGCAAATAAAATTATTTGGGCTGTTCAGTATGGACAAAGTATTGCTACATATAGAAAAAATGAGATACCTACTGGTGAAGGAAGCTCAAATGACTTAATTTTGAAATCATTAGCTAAGAGAAGGGCAGCTATCGGTGGTAATGATGCTAACTTTAAGAAGGAAGTTCCGCAGCTTAATGACTTAAGCGGTCTTGATAAATACAAACCAAAAGATTGTAATAGTTTAGTAAGTACTGCTTCTAGAGCGAATGGTAATGGACAATTTGTTAGTGGAAACTATAAACCTAGTCGTAATCGTCAACGTCTTGTAACAGAACTTGGATTTAGCAGTCAGAACCCTAGCAAGTCTGAATGTGATTCAAAAATGGTAGAAATAACAGTTGAAACAATAAATGGTGGAAAGAAACTTACTGTGCATAGAAATGTAGCTGAAGAAGTACAAGCAATATTTAAAGATATAAAGAGATTTAACCCTAGATTCATTATAAGAGATAAGGATACTGCCGCATATTGTTATCGTAATATTGCAGAAACATCAACACTTTCTTTGCATTCTTTCGGTATAGCAATCGACATTAACTGGGATGATAATCCAATGTTAAGAGGTCATAAACCATTAAGTAATGGTGATGATGACATACGTATAAGAACATTAAATTCGCCAGTTGTAAAAGCATTCAAAGCTCATGGTTGGGGCTGGGGTGGAACATATGGTGATTATATGCATTTTTCTAAATTTGGCGGTAGCTAAATTTTGTTTTTAACATTTTTTTATATATCTTTGCTTATAAGATTGAAATGTTATGAAAACCTTGGGATATATTGTTACGGATAGGAAACTTAAAAACATTGATGGGTTTGTAGAACAAGTATCTGATATTCAGATGGCTGACTCTACAAAACCCATATTGATTGTGGGTTGGAAAAAGGCAAAGCAAAACGAGAAATATGCATCCATATTGGAAAAGCAATTGGATAATAACTTGTTTTGGACTTTCAGCAAGTCGGAGAGCAGAGCAGACTTTGAGGAAGATTTGGAAAGTTTCTATAATATTATATATAATAATATATTAAATAATATAAATTATTATTATATTAATATATTTAAATTAAAATACAGTATTATAAAAAAATTATATAGTATTTTGTTTTCTAAGGAAAATAAAAATATTTATATTAGTAATGGTATGATGTACATTCCGCATAAAGGTAATGTTTTTGGATTGTCCTTAAATATACTTGAATATTGTGGAATTAAAACAAGAAAAATCCTTGATAGGATTATCTCTAGCCCAAACAATAGGATAATTGAAGATAATGATAAATTCGTATTCAAGTTAACTAAACGTTTGGGTAATAAGAAATACGCAATACCGTATTTCATTTCAAGTTAAAAAAAAATAAAAATGAGCACAAATGGAATAATAATAGGAACATTCGTTAGGAAAAACAAGATTCTTTCATTTCTAGAGAATCTTAAAAATGCATTTAGGGTAAATTTAAGCAAAATATTCGTATATTCTATTGATACAAATAAGTTTGAGTACCTAGTTACGTTTAAAACATTTGATAAAGAAAAATTCATAAAAGGTCTTAACAACGCCACTGTGATGCATGTGAAAAATGGCTGTTTATTTTCCATCAACGCTCTTAATAAGCTAATCGAAAAAGAGAATGAAAATTCTGAAAAACCTAATAATGAATATCTAGTAGATTGGGATAAATATAAAGATAAATTGATAATCCAGACAAATGGCGAACTTTCTTTATCAAATCTCTCCAAAATAGAGGATTTTTCAATATTTTTCAAATAATTAGATATTTATAGTAAATAATGTTACAATATTATGGGAAGATTTATTATTAAACATATTGATAACAAGAAACCTCAAGTGAAAGTATACAATGATGCTCTTGTGGGAGAAAATAAAAAAAAAAGTAAATGAAGAGGTTATGACAACTAGTGAAAAAATAGCAATGGCTCAGTCTGTTCTTAATAATACAGAACAGCCAGCACCTTCAGTAAGAAGGGTTAAGAAGGATAAAGGACTCATCGAAAGAACTGAGAGTTCAAAGACAATTTTAACAGAGGATAATAAAGAACTATTGAACGACTAATATACCAATGGCAACTAACGTTAAGTATCTTAAAGAAAATAATCTATTTGAGGCACATGAACATTTCATGCGTCTCAGTGAGGCATATATACCAACAGTTTTACCAGAAGAGGAGATAGACGAAGAGGGTGAAGATATGCAAGACCCAAACGCTATGGATGGACAAGACCCTAATGCAATGGGTGGTGCTGACCCTATGGGGGGTGGCGGTATGCCTCAAGACCCAAACGCTATGGGTGGTCAAGACCCTAATGCTATGGGAGGGGGTATGAATGACCCTATGGCTGGAGACCCTAATGCAACTGGTGGTGCTGACCCAAATGCAATGGGTGATACTGACCCTATGGCTGATATGGACATGAATGACCCTATGGGGGAAGACCCTATGGGCGAAGAACCAGAAGATGATGGAGAAACTATCGATATTGACGGACTCACGAAAGCACAAGATAAACTTAATGTTAAACAAAACCACATTGGAAGAGATTTGTCAAAAGTAGATACAAGAATTGATACTCTAATAGACACTATTAACAATCTTTTATCAAAAGTCGATAGTAATAATAGCGAGATTGAGTCATTAAAGGCAGAGTTCGAGAAAAGGAATCCTACTCAAACAGAGAAATTGAACCTACGCTCTCTAGATTCATATCCATTTAATGTCAAACCAAATGAATTTTGGGCTGAGAAAGCAAAACAAGGTGGATATGAAGCATATGCAGATAATGATGAGCCTACAACAAAAGAATATGTCATTACGAATGACGATGTAGATAATCCGTCTGATGATATTGCAAACACATTTTTTAAAATTGATGACGATGACATCCAGACACTTGAAAAAATGTTTAATATCTAATGAAGACAGTTAAGTTATCTGAAGAATCATATAATAAGCTTAAAAAAAAGCTTGTTAATGAAATTGGCTATGGTAACGATGATTTACCCAACTTATTTAGTGAAATTGAAAATAATATCAGTGATGCATTACAAGTGGTTAGAGACCATTTGATAATGTGTAATAGGATGAATCAGCAGCCAAATAGTAATGTTCTACAAATAAAAGAACATCTTGAGGCAATTGAGAAACTAGTTGATTTTACCACTATATCTTAATATATTTTCCCAGTTATTGTGAAAATAGTAACTGGGAAATTTGATTTTTCCATTTATTTTTTATATCTTTGCGTTGTAAACTTTTAAGCACGTTTTGACGTGCATATAAAATAATTTTTTTTAATAACATTCAATTTATGAACAACAAAAATTTTAGCGTTAACATTGACGCAGAAGCTGTGAAAACTCAGTATGAACAAGAACAAAAAACTTTTATCCCTAAGAAAACTCAATTTAATGAGAAAAATTATCTTCAAGCGAGGTTAACAAATAACGAAACCTCTAAGACACTAACAATTAGACTGTTGCCGTTCTCCCCAGAAGGTGGTAGTCCTTTCAAGAAAGTTTTTATGCACACAGTTAAGGTTAATAAAGAAGTTGCACCTAATGGGTGGAAGACCTTCGTATGCCCTACGCACAACAAGAAAGACGGTAATGTGATGGGTGACGGTTGCCCATTCTGTGAGACATCTGCAAAAGCAAGAGAGCTAAAGTCGAAATCTCTTGATGAGCCAACAAAGAAGAAATACGGAGACGTTGAATTCCTTAACAAGGTTAAGGAAATGTGGATTGTGCGCTGTATTGAAAGAGGACATGAAGATGATGGCGTTAAGTTTTGGCTATTCAATTCATCAAAAAAGAAAGACGGTGTGTATGATAAAATTATGAACCTTGCTAGAATACGTTCAGAAGCAGCAGCAAGGAAGGGTAATACATATAGCATATTTGACCTTAATAATGGACTTGACCTAATTATTACGTTAACAAGGACTGCTGATAATAAAACATCAATCCAAATTGTTGATGACGGTTTCCCATCACCTTTGACAGAAGATTATGACATTGGCATGAAATGGATTCAAGATGAGAAGAAGTGGTATGATGTGTATACTGTTAAACCATATGATTACATGACAATTATTGCTATGGGAGGCGTTCCAGTTTTTAATAAGGAACTTGGCAAGTACGTTGATAAGGAAGAAATGAATAAGATTAAAGAAGAGGCAGAGCAGAAACGCATTCAAGACGAACTTACAGAGGAAACTAGAGACTATTCTGAAGTTGCAAATTCAAATGAAATAATCGTTGATGCGTCAAACACTGCTGATGATGATAGTGATGAGGATTTACCATTTTAAACTAAGCAATGTTATAATTAATATGAACAAATGAGTAAACTTTTTTTTAATTATGGGTCAATGGCTTCGGCAAAATCTCTGAGGCTATTGACCACAGCCTACAATTTTGAGGAAAAGGGAGTACAAATAATGGTATTGAAACCAGCATTAGACACTAGGGATGGAGAAGGTGTAATACGTTCTAGGGCTGGTCTTGAGCGTAAATGTATAATGGTTGACAAGGATGTCAATCTCTATAAAGCGATAAAGGCTTATAAGAATGTATTGGCATCACAGTTGGAGACACTTAAATGGGTGATTATAGATGAATGCCAATTCCTAACCGAAGAACAAGTAGACCAATTATCTGATGCTGTTGATTTCCTAGACGTAAATGTTATGTGTTTTGGCTTGAGAACTGATTTCCAAAGTCATCTGTTTCCAGGGTCTAAACGTCTTTTTGAGCTTGCTGATGATATTGAGGAAATAAAGTCAACTTGTGAATGCGGTGAAAGAAAGACATCAATTAATGCTAGATTTGATGAAAATGGAGAAATTATAATCGAAGGAAGTCAAGTTGAAATTGGAGGAAACGACAAATACAGAGCAATATGTAGGAAATGTTGGAAAGATAAAGTTAGAGATAAAATAAATAAAAAAGAAAATATAAAGTTATGAAACAGCCTATTAAGAAAAAGGAGTTTAAAAAGTTTGATATTAAAAGTTTTAAAGAACAGATAGGTTTAACTGTTAAGTCGAATGATGATTTAGTTAAATCAGCAGCAGAGAAACCAACAGAATTTATTGCGCTACCACAAGCTTTTGCAGATGCACTTAAACTTCCAGGAATTCCTATGGGATATTTAACCATTGTAACTGGATGGTCTAATACTGGTAAATCAACAATTAAAAACTGCCTAATTGCAAGTTGTATTAATAATGGGATAATGCCAATCATATTCGAGACAGAGGGTAATTTTGATTTCAAATATGCTATAGATTGTGGGATGAAAGCAACGCCAGTTTATGGCGATGTGGAAGTTGAAGATGTAGATGAGGAAACTGGGGAGATTACCTATCACACTGAAAATCGTATTATAGATTATGATGGGGATTTCATATATATGGATAATAAAATACTAGCAGACAGATACGGTGATAATGATTATTCAACTGGTGGAAAATCTAAACAAAAACGTAAAGTTGCAGTTCTTGAGGATATTGCGTATGCAATAAATGAATTTCTTGATTATCAAGATGAAGGTAAAATAACGAAGCCGTTGTGTTTTATTTGGGATTCAATTGGCTCTATAGAATCATTTAAATCTTATGCATCAAAGAGGAATAATAATATGTTCAACGCAGGGGCGATGTCTGAGTCGTTTAATTCGATTATAAACAATAGGATACCATCATCAAGAAAAGTTAGTGAGCATTATACAAATACATTTTTTTGTGTGAATAAGATATGGTCAGATTCAATGGGAAGTATGCCAGGTGCTGCACCAAGTATAGAACTTAAAGGAGGAAAGACTATGTTTTATGGGGCAAGGTTAGTTATCCATATATATGAAAT